ACATTGGGATGTTAGCTCAGTTGGTAGAGCAGTGGACTCTTAATCCATGGGTCCAGGGTTCGAATCCCTGACGTCCCACCAATAATATCAAAGCCTTACAGGTTTTCTGTAAGGCCTTTTTTATTATATAGTTACAATGTTAGTTACAATTAAACGCCCCGGCTGATTTTTATAACGCCCCGGCTGATTTTTATTAGGTGTGTTTATTGAGTTATACACACAAATAGGTGTCTATTTTGCGTTATACCCTTAGTCCGGACAACTTTACTTCAGGGTCATAAATCTCAGACAGTGCGGCTTTGTCGCAATCGTCAAGCGCTGACACATCCTCTGCCGCAAAACCGGCTTCCTTTAAAATATCTGCCGCCAGACCCGGTTCCCCATGCGTCATTATCAGTGTCGCTGCTGCGCAAAAATACCCACGCTTAAAATCGTCCATATTGTCTCCACGTATAACTAATCGGTCAAAGCGACCCGCCGCCCTAGGCGCGGTTCGCGGGTTGGTGTTTTTTAAAGTTCTTCGTTCTTTTCTGTTTCCATTAGCGGCGGTCGCCTTACCGTGGCGTTAGGCACACACATTTCAGCTAATTCGCATAGCCAAGCCGCAAGTTCAGGCGGCGTGTGCTCGCGCTCGGCCTTGCTTATTTCCGGCCTTTTCCCGTGTCCGGCCCTGCCTACGTCACCAATTACATGTGTGGGGTAGTCCAGGCGCATCGGCATATCGGGTATGTTTTTTTGGCTCGCAGCCTACAATATAAAGTTTCGTTTTTTTCTCAGCACGGTGCCCCCACCAGTGCTGATTTATGGGCAGCGTCCAGCCGCCGAAATTATCCCGCTTGCCGGGCTCTGGCAATCCGAGCGTCGGCCACAGCTTTGAGCCTGCGGGATGCTCAAGCACTCCGCCAAATACTCTAATTTGCTCAATTGCCCAAATCGCCAGTTCTTTTTCTCCGGTTCTCGGCTTGGCAAACATTGCAAAGTTACCCCATGCCCGGCATGGAGGGTGTGCAATTACTGGGGAGCCTCCCGGCCATTTTGTAGCGTCTCTTTCGGCATCCCATACGTCACAGTTGGGTAATAACTTGTAATTGCTATCAGTACGGGCAAAAAGCACAGCTACAGTCATAAAAGCCTAACCCTTAGTTCCAGGCGAACCGCCGAAGCGGGCGCGGTTTAAAATCTGTGTGTTTCAAAACTCGTCTTGCTGTTCAGGCTCCCCCTCCGGCGGTCGCCTGAACATAGCGTTATGCATTTAGATTTTTTTCTATCCGAGAGGCGCATTTTTTCAAAGTGGCTCCAAAGTGTTCAAGAAAATGCCTTCTTGTTTCGGCATCTTCGCATTCATATAAATTAATTGTTTTATCTGTCAGTTCTAACAGGTTTATTTTTATTTCTATTTCGCTAAATAAGTTGTGATAAATTAATATGCCATTGTCTGTGTGAGTTATTTCGAGTGATTTTATAACCTCTGTTATAAGCTCTTTCTGTTGTTTTTCGTCAAGATCGTCTGTGTCGATATGTGTATTTAATATCATATATTCCTCCATTAAATGCCTAACCCATCAATTAACCAGACGCCGTTAATAATCTGCGTTTCGTTTTTGGTGTTGTGGGCGGCGCTGGTTATTTCAGCGCGTTAGGCATCTATATGCACTTTTATGTTTGAGGAGCTAATGAGCGTACATAATATTAATTCGCGCAGAGTTTGATAATGTCCGCTAATTCCAAATCCAAAACGCACCTCTCTAAAAATATAGCCTTCAGGTTCTTTTTTCGCTTTATATTTGCAAAAATAATTCTTAACTTCATTGCCTGAATCGTAAATTCCTGTAGCTTGCTTTGTTGATGCGGCAGTTATTTTGTCGATATTATTGTCGCCTATATGTCTGCCATTTTTTAAACTAATATTCGCTGTAATTTCCATTGTAAGCCCCCAGGCCTAACAGGTAGTTGCAAGCGACCCGCCGAAGCGGGCGCGGTTTAAATTCAGTGTGTTTCAAAGTTCGTTTTGCTGTTCAAGTCTTTCCTCCGGCGGTCGCCTGAACATAGCGTTATGCAATAGCCACTGTCTCCCGGCGATGTAATTAAACACAGGGCCTCGCGCATCGTACTGACGTTTATCAAGTAGCGCGCAATCTGCGCATTGATAATGACCGTTTCCCCTACATGAGGGGGTTGGATTTACACCGCGCCCTAGCTCTACTCTCATTTCGCAACCATCATCGCATAACTGTACATTCAACTCAGACCCGCCGACCTGTGGCGGTTGTATAGTTTCGGTGTTGATCATAAATCCTCACTTCGTTTAGGTTCGGTTTCCGGCGGACTGGTTACCAGGGCGTTATGTGCCTGCTCTGCGATTAAGCTCACTGCCGCTAATCCAGCCCTTTAAAACGCATCCTGCTGCGCAAAGATTGTTGTCGTAATATATTCCAACCTCATCGCTTGACCACACCGTTTGGGTTTCCGGGCCTTCTATTTGCAACGATACCTCGATTGTCTCCGGTGATTCGTTACATTCGATTGCGTACTCAATAGCTTCATCTACAGCTTTCTTTAAATCAGTAAGTTTCATATATTATTCCGCTTATAAAACGCATAACCCGTAAATCAACGGGAACGCGGATTCAATCTTTCGTTAAAATTACGGACGCGTCGCCGCGTCCCGTTATTATTGCGTTTACCGCTCTGTCGTCATCGTTTACGATAGTCGCAAAAACGTTTTTATAATCACGGCGATTCCATTTTTCTATAGCTCCATTTCTATCAGGGTCACTGTCCGTTTCAGCATCACATGATGCACATTTAATCCAACATGCGTCAGAATTGGTTCTGCAAACATGCACTTCTTGGCTTCCGCAGAATGGGCAGCATTTAATCGCTTCGTTCATCGTAATATCCTAATGTATAACTATTTATTCCTTAGTCGGCTTGACCAGATCCGGCAGCACGTCGTACACCCTCATCATCCCCTCAGATCGATGCCCTGCCGATGCTTGTCTCTCAGCTAATGGCGTATCGCTTATACCTTTGCGCTTCTGATCGTGAAAAGTAAACGTCGTAAACTCAAC